CATGCGAGTCTCGGCATCGCCGATCTTCGCAATCTGGTAGCTGCGGAAGTTCCGGTAGAACGCCACGGCAAGGAAGTCAGCGTCGAGGAGCAGAGAGGTATCGATCGGCATCCAACGCGACGGCATAACCTTGATGCGACCGAAATCGGTGGCGATGATGTCCACCGTTGCGACCACTTCGGTCTTGCCGACGAGAACCTGCGAAATGCCGCGGCCTTCGAAAGTGCTGATGGTCCGCTTGATGCCCGGAGGAACGACCAGATTGTCCGGACGCGCACCGTTGGTGTACGCCTTCTGCATCGCGTCGCCAACCATGCCTTCGGTGATCGCGACCTGCGAAGCACCGGCGACAGCGACGAACGGATCGGTGGCGAGGACTGGAAGACCGGCGGTAACACCGATAACCGCGCCTGCCGCCGCATTGAGCTTGTCCTTCGCGCGACCGATCCAGTGGCAAATGGCTTCGGTCTTGCGGGGAGTGCCCTCGGCACCATCGTCGCGGGCTTGCCGCGAGGACATAATGGTCTCCATGTCCGACTTGAGGACCTTGGAAGCCATGGCCATCTGATGGCCCATTTCCGAGCCCTTGCCAGCCGAATCAGCAGCTTCCTGCGAGCCGGTGACGGTGGCATCGCGCTTCGAGATTTGCGCGACGTTCGTCAGGCGGACCGTAGGAGTGGAGACGGAACGAACGAGCTCGAAGCCTTCGATCTGGGCGTTGTTCGGATCGACGGTGGGCAGGTTCTCGGTCTGCCAATCGAAAGTGCGGTTCTTGGCATTCCGACGGCGAGCCATCGACATGATCGGGGTGTCGAAGGGATCGATGTTGTAGATCGAGTTGGAGAGGTCTTCTCGATTACCCTTTGCGGCGTAAGTCGAGTAAGCATTCGAAACCTGGGGCATAGTGGATCATCCTTTTGCAATGAGTTGATCGAACACCACGGCAGCATCTTCGATTTTGCCGGTGCGGTTCAGCCTCTTCATTGCCGAAGTAACTCCACTCTGGGCCGTGCGCGACTTAGCGCTTCCCGCCCCCGGAGGTATCGGCTTGCCGGTTGGCCGAATGACTGGCTTTGGCTTGGCAGCCATCATTCGATCGTATTTGGACGCTTTCAGTAGAACTGTCAGCATCCTGCTGTCGTAAACCTGCGACAACTCCTCCTCGGAGAACCCAGCGGTGAGGCCGGTCTTGCGCATCGACTGCAAGTCTTTGGCCTTCCGTTTAGGGTCCGTCCAATACTTCCTGTTCGCGGCTTCGAACTTAAGATTCTCCTCCTCGGCGAATGCCGCCAGTTGAGCGTGCTCGGATTCCGTCTTCTTCTTGACGGCCTCCGCAAGCTGCTCCTTAAGTTGAGCCTTGAACCCGTTGGCCTTCTCGTAGTAGCGTTGAAGTTCCCGAGCTTTAACGGGGTCCTTCTTGAACTCTTCGTCCCAATCCGGCTCCTTGGGAATCATCTGCTCCATGTGCGCTTCCATCTGGCGCGCAACATTCATGGAGTATTCGTAGTTCTGCACGGCATCGGCGGCAGCGCGACGAACGATCTTCTTAGCGTCGTCAAGCTGATTCATCCGCCGATGGAACGTTTCAGTGCGAACGTAGCCTTCGAGAGCCTCCTTGACGGTGACCTTTACCGGGTCCCCATCCACGGTGACTTCGACCTCTTGGGCGAGAACGGCTTCAGATGCGGCGTCATCACCTTCGGCGTCTTCGTCTTCCTCTTCGGAATCATCTTTATCGCGCTTGGTGTCATCCCCATCGTCGTCCCCATCGGCCCCATCGGCATCGGGGTCTTCTCCATCTTCGTCAGACGCTCCTTCTTTTTTGCCAGCATCCCTTGGACCGACTTTAGGTTTGATATCGCCATAGATGGGGTCCTCCAAATCCTCGTCGTCACCGCCGCCCTTCGCTTCGGTATCCGGATCGAGTTCGCCTACGCTTCGGAAAACGCTGTCGGTCGGTCCCTCGCCCGACGACGGGGCTTTGCCTTTGGCGGGGGACTTTCCTGCTTCGGTGTTGAGCACCGCATCGAAAGCAGCGGCAGCTTGATCAATACCGTCGGCCATTTATCGCTTCCTATCTTCTTCCTGCTTCGGCTTCTGCGCGCCGGAACCATATCGCTGTCGCATCTTCTGATCAGTTATGTAGTATTCTAACTGACCACGGATATCGCGAATGGCCTTAAGGGTAGCATGGGCCGTGGTGGCTGTCAAGCTACCCACGTCCGCGTTTAACAGTGTTCCGTAGGCCCTGGAATGTATATCGTTTAGGGCAGAAACGAACACCGGGTTAGCTAGAATAGCCTTGGCTTCCGCAGCCCGCTCATCTATTTCTAGATCAGACAGGGGACTCCTCTGGTGCACCTGCGGGTTCTGCTGGCCCTCTTGGTCCATTTGCTAATCCCATGAGTTGCTGAGCGTAAGCTGGAACGGGGAGAGGAGGAGGCTCGACGGATTGGACGGGAGTATTCTCCGCCTTGAACCCTTCTTCGTCCACGTCCGTCATAAACTGCGCTTCGATCTTGGCAGCATCGAGAATGCCCTTGACGATCATCTGGTCGCGGCGGAAATCGTCATCGACCCGCAGCTTGCGATCCTCGTAGTTCGACTTGGAGATAGCCGTCGCCATCTTGACGCGGTTAGCTTCCATGTGCGACTGAGCGAGAAGCGTAGCCGCATCCGGCTCCTTCGGAGTCTCCGCGATCTTCTTGATGGTCGCCTCGTCGATTTCCTTATAGTACCGCGACACATTCTTGATATTCGCGATGGCCAAGATGTCCGTCACGGTGTTTCGATACTCTTGGATGCCGCAAAGCGGGTTCTCGACACCGAATTGGGTCATGATGGCAGTCTGGGTTGCCTTCACTTCCTGCAGAACCATCAACCGGGTCATATCGGAACCCTTCCCGAGGGTCGGATTAACCGAAACCCGCATGGAGGGATCGAAAGTGGAGGGGTTGACATTTACCCACTTGCCCCGAAGCTGGATCATTCGCTCCTGATTGGGGTGGGCAACTATCTCGCGGAGCAATCCCCGGTACAACTGCTTCATACCAGTTTCGGCGAGAATACGGGCGCACAGTTCGATGCGCTCTTGCGCCCCCTGAACGATTGCGTCGATGCCGGTGACGTTCGTAGACTGCAGAGCCTGCGGATCGAGGCCCTTGGAGGCATCGCCGATGCCAGTTCGGGACTGTCGGAGCCGCTCCATAACCTCGAACATGCCGAAGACCGGCTGGCCGACGAATTGGTGCGTAATCGACATCACCGCGTCTTGCGGGGAACCCGTCGTGCGGATCGGAGCACCGATTTCGTCGTTCAGAACGTCGTCGGGGTTCGTAATGGTCTGGTTGAACACCGTTCGGGGCCAGATCGACTGCGCAAGGGAGTCCAGTGACCCGCGAAGCATGTTGGTCTTGATGGTCTGAATATCCTTCACCAGATCAGCAGGAGTATCGCCGACCAGAGTATGAGGTTCAGGATCAGGACACCAAACGGCGAAGTTAGCGTTTTCAACAACTTCATCGTAAATAATGTGGTGAGCGTCTCCCACCGTATGGATTTCACGTAGTTCCGCAATGCCGTCGTTATCCTTGTCAATGCGGATGTAATAGCACCCATAACGAACGTCCCATGCATCCGTTAGATCGCCTTCCTCCAAGCCGCTGTTCCTGAAGATACGGTCCGTCGAGAAGTTGTCCGGCTTCGCCCCCAGAAATTCGCTCAGTTCGTCCAGAGAGTAACCCTGCTCGACCAGCTTGGATACGTTCACGATTTGATCGTGACCCACCAGAGGGGTCGATTCGATGTCCTTGGCCTTCCGAGATATCCGGAACTCATCGAGAGGCACCGACATGATCTTCAAGATCGGCTTCGACTTGGTGAAGCGCACCCGGAGGGTCTTGATGACGTCCGGAACCATCGGGTCAACTTCGTGATCGAGCACTTCGACGCTCGGATTCTCGCTGACGATAACCTGGAGGCCCTCCGCAGTCACATTGGTATATTCTTGCTCCGTGACCTCTTCGGACTTATCCGTCCACCACCTTACGACGCCGGTCTTGCAGCGCAGAGCATCCTTGATGATATCGTGGAGGATCAGGAACCCCGGATTGTCCTCCCAGAATACATAGTTAAGATAGTCGGTGGACTGCTTGGCCATTTCCTCCTGGCCTTGATGGTTCGGCTTGCAGTTCACGACGTTTTCGGAGGAGGTAAATATCCGAATGAGGGATGGCAGAATGGCCATCACGGTATCGCGGAAGTCCGTAGACACCGCCGAGGACTTTCCTTCGCCTTCCTGAGCCGGTGTCTCGCCGTAGAAATAGTCCAGATTCTCTTCTCTGGCCGGAGCGAGGGTGTCCTGCTCGTAGGCGAATGCGTCGTCAATCATCGCGGAGACGGTCGTAGCGTAAACTGTCTCGTCCTCGTCCTGCGCATCTTGCTCGGCGGTGGCGAAATCGCCTACATCGCTGCCTCGAAATAGCCTTTCGAGCGTATCGGTATCAACGACATCGAGAGGAGACGGCTTGGGGGTTACAACGTTCATCTGTAACTCCTTCGCGGAGAGTTAGACATCCGCTTCAAATTTCTACGGAGGGGTCCGGCACCAATTCCGATCACATTGTTGCCGCCGATCATACCATGAATCATATTGAACGCAACACAACCGACGCGCATCGCATCGGAGGCATGGGAAGCCCAGTTGTGCTTAGGCTTTCCGGTCTTCGTCCTGTGGTAATTCCGCAGC